CTCGATATAATCACTCGCCTGATTCCAGCCATTCACAAATGGGGCGCTTCGCGAATAGGGTCCCTTGGCCGCTATGGCGATATTCGCGCAGCGCTCGCGCTCAGCGGCCACCTTTGCATCCATCTCGGCCTGCGCGCCTTCGAGGGCTTTCTGCGCGATCTCGAATTGCTTCCGGAGTTCCTCTAATCCGTGTTGCCAACTAGTCATCGTTGGGCGCTCCGAGCGCTCCATACGGAGAGTGTGGATCTCGGCGGCCACCAGATCAAGGCTGGTCTCGATATCCGTAAAGACGTAGTTCGGGAACAGCTCGGCATAGCGAGCCACGATTCTTTCGCTGATCGCGGTGTAATCGCGCGAGCGGGACATTATTTCGCCTCCCGCTTTCGTTCTGCCACTTGTCGTCGGTCGTGCGACTCGGCGCCTGCCTGCTTGATCAGAGCGTCCTGGACCCACAGGCGCAGTAGGATGCCTTTTTGCGCTGCCGCGATCTTGGCGGCCATGTGCGCCTCATCCGAGATCGGCATATTTAGTTGCCTCATGCCTACGTACATTACCGCAACTATCGTAACGATTGCAAGTACCCCGCGTACCGGCCCGGAGCAAATCGGCCTCTTTCTCGTGATACGATTCCCTTATGACGGCCAAACAAAAGAAGCGGCTTTTGGAACTAATGCGGGAGGCCTTCGCCGAAAACCTGTCAGAGCGATCAACTAAACTACAGCAGGCCATTAATGAGTTGGAAGCGATTCCTACGGAATAGTCTATTTTTCGCCGGACTCGCTCTCCAAGCGCAGCCGAACTATCCGCAAGGGTGGGCTATTGCGCCCCCAAACGATCCCTGGTGGCATTCGCGCGCCGGCAAATCGTTCGTCCGGCAGCAGTGCCGAATCGTCAAGAGGTTCAAACTCGGCAAATGCGTGAAGGTGAAGCGGGCCGGCCAGCTGTGGCCACAGGCTACCGATCTGCAAGCAAAAATCCCCAACGTTCCGCGATAAACCTTCGCCCCTCAGATCGGGCTGATTTGGTAATTCGCCGGTCCGCTGCCCAGCGATCCGGTGTTTGGGTTGATGTAGTTCACCTGTTCGCGCGGGCCGGTTAGTGCACCCCAGGCAATCGCCAGCGCCATTACGGTGTCATCGTGCAGGCCTGACGGCGCGCCGTATCGCATGACTCCCGATGGCGAGCGCGTGCCCTCGAACGCTTGCAGTTCGCCGATCAGTACCGGATCGTTGGGAATCCTGATCACGCCGCGCTCGAAGGCTAGCGCGAGCCCCTGGATGATTCCGGCTTTCGACGGGCCGGTGGTGAGGAACCCTTGCACGGGCAATCGATCGGCCTGCAGTTGTTCCACGACGGGACCACCCATCGAGTTCGACTCGGCGACGATCCAGCACCGGCCGCCGTGCTTCCGCCAAAACTCCGCGAGCCTCGCGCGCTGCTGGCCGTACTCAATACCGCGGGAGCGATCAATCCCGATCACGTGGCCGGTGGCTGACAGCGCGACAAATACCGTGTAATCGCCCGTGCGTCCCCAATCGACGCCGATCATTGCGGCCGGTGTTAGGCTGATCTCGCCGACACAATCCATGATGCGGCGGAAGACTGCGCCAGCCCACGCAACGAACTCGGCCAGGTATTCTTGCGCGAACGCCAAGTCCGTCATATCGCGCTGGCGGCTCTCGATCTCGCCTGGCGGAAGGAATGGGTTCGAGCTCGATGGCATGCGCCAGCTTTTCCACTCCTCGTTCGCCGGGTCCTGGCCGCGCTGGTAGAGCGTGTGGAAGTAATTCGCAGTGCCCCTTGGAGTGCTGAGAAACCACGCACTCCCGCGGTAGTCGGTCAACATCGGCGACACGGAGCGTTCCCACGCTTCCTCAAAGTTCGGCACCAATGCCGCTTCGTCGATCACCACACGGGCGTAAGCGCGACCACGTCCGGCGTCCGGATCATCGAGCGACCAACAGTCGATCTTGCCGCCGCCGATGATTTCCACCCAGCGTTCCTGCTCGTTCTTGCGGGTCGTGACCGGGGCCAGCGTGCGGTGGACCGTGCGCCAGACTTCGGACAGCAGTTTGTACGTCGGCGCGAACCAGGCACATGGTTTCCCGGCCAGGGCGGGGCGTACAACGCGGTCCACGGCAATTGTGGTCTTCCCCCACCGGCGGCCACAACAGAGCACGTTAAACCGCTTGGACTCCATAAGAACCTGGTATTGCGCCGGGTGCGGACGTGGAAGTATGAGTTGCATCACTCGGGGAGTTTATTATCCGCGTACACCACTTCGAGTTTGACGGGACCGCCGCCCTCGCCGACGTGCTCCAGACGGTCGGTCTCTCGCCAGCCGGCGCGCGTCTTGAGCCAAAAGAACGTGGCCGCCGGGTGCTGGCCACTGATCGCCATCGCGTAGCAGGTCTCCGCGACCTTGGCGTTCGCCTGGATCGCCGCGGTCTCAAGTTCGGACGCGAAGTACTTCCGCAGGGTGACGTGCGATATGCCGATCACGCGCCCGATGTCTTCCTGCGGGATCCCGTACGACGCCATCGCGCGAACGATGTCGCGGTCTTTCTCGCTCGGCTTGTAGGTTATGTTCGGCACGTCTACAGCGTAGCGCGCCGTTGCCAGCCCTGTAAATGCTTGATACCGGGGGCGCTACTGAGAATTGGAGTTGCGATGCGGATGCCATAGCGGTAGCCGGAACCGCGGCGGAAGCGCTTGACGTGACGGACGGTCGCGAGGATTATCCGGTCGGAGCGCGACTCCTGGAGTACGAGCAATTCGCCATGCCGAATGCTCTCAAGACGGCTGTCTATGCCCTTGCGATCGCGCCATTCCGTCCGCTTCCGCCCCTCCAGGATGGCACGGAAGTACTGCGGATAGAGACAGGCAATGTTGATCACGACATCACTTTAGCGGCTTTGGACGATTCTGTCGTAGGCGAAATCCCCGATATCGGTACTGTTTCGTGGAGCGTCCGGGTCGAATTCGAATCGCCCTCTCCGACGTGGACCGCCGGCGTGTCAGCCAGATCACTACGGACGCGCTTGGGGTACGGCTGTGCGATCTCTGCGAGTTTAGCACGCATTTCGGCGTCGAGACCGAGTGCGTATCGATGCTTTGGCTCTAGCCGGATGCGCTCGCAATCGCCCTGGCGCGTGACCTGCTGCCGTCTTCCGCGTGACATCTTCCAGCCGCTGGCGGACACCTGCCGCGAGTGGTGCATCACGCCGTCCGCATCTCGATACATCGAATCCGGCGCGCTCTTGCCGATGTACGTCCAGCCGGCGCCCTGATAGATCCCACCGTGATGTCCCGCCGCCGGATCGGAATAGGTGAGCAGTAGTCGCAGTCCCGGCTGTGCGCGATGTAGGATTTTACAGGCGATGGAGATTATCCGGCTGACCTCAACGCTGTGACTCTTGAGCGCGATTCGCGACAGTTCCGCCGTGCCGAACGCCCCGGCACCCAAGCGCTCGCCAATCTTCGAAACCCCGCCCGTACCGCAGCCGAAGATCAGCGCGCCAACGAACTGTCTATCATCCCACACCCCGAGCTTAGCGAGCTTCCCTACGGGCATCTCCGGGCGCGAATACCAATGCTCGCAGGCGTATCGGGCGGCCTCGTGCGAGCACCAATCAAGGCGTAAACTCATGTCCACACTCAGGGCACTTCGTCGGCTTTTTCTGATCCAGGCGATCTTGATCGGCTTCGGTCGCCGGCGTGAAGTTGACGCCGCGCAAATAGCTGTCCACCTGCAGGAGGTCGAAGCCGGTCGCGCGGAGGTCGAAGTCGAGTGCCTTCAGTTCCCCGAATTCCCGCGTGAGAAGATCTATGTCCCACTCTGCTTCATCGTGTGTGCGATTGTCGGCCAAACGAAGCCCTCTGATGGCCTCTGGCGACAACCCCGCCGCTACATGCACCGGAACCTGTGGGAGTCCTGCCTGACGGGCTGCAGCGCGCCGCAGATGGCCGATTACGATCACGCCCGCATCGTCCACCACGATGGGCTGGCGCCAGCCGTACGCCTTAATGCTCGCCGCGACCTTGACAACTGCAGCCGGCTTCCACTTGCGGGCGTTCAGCGGATAGTCTTTCGGTCGCTCGACATCCCACCACTCGATTGCGAAATCGTTTATAGCCGAAAGTTTCGCTTTCTTTTGAGCCATTTAGCTACCTGATAGTACCGCACGCCGCATTATTTACGAAGAACCCTCGTCGCTTCGCGCTCTGCCGCGGCGATGGCGGCGCGCTCGTACTCGCGGCCTGTGCGCACGTCGTCCGCGGTGATTTCACACTTCCACTCGCGGGCACCGGGCGTCCGAATTGGCGTCCGCGCAAGCGCCTCGAGTACGAGCACGCGGAGTGCAGCGCGTCGGTTGGCCGCTGCCGTCTGGTCTGATTTTCGCGTCATAATCTCCCATCGCTTCCGCTGGCGTAGCCGCGCGCTTTTCTGCCTTGCGAAATCTTCCGCACCTGCCCGGGCCCGCCGTGGTCTGTGCCGGATACGTCGTAATCGCAACCGCGGCGCATGTGAGTTTTATAGCCCCACTTGCCGGCAATATCGACCCCACCTGGCCCCCAGTACTTTTCGTCGTGTGGCTCGCAGCCGTGCTTGGCGACGTACTCTTCGCGGGTCATGCTGACCGCCTTTCCGCGCCCGCGTATTGCGGTAGGACTTGGGTGAACCAAGCCCAGCTCGTCTTGGGCGCTTTATTCGCTAAGTGCATGGCGCGCAGGCATTTTGAAAGCATCTCGGGATCTCCTCCAACAGCCAATAGGCAGCCTTTGATTATTCCATCGTCTGGTCTGCCCGGCAGTTCTCGGGCGCCCGGGTATTCCATGAGCACCTCTCGCGTCCATTCGTGGATTCTGACAGCCTCGACAACGGCGGCGGGGGGGGCCGGCTTGCGATTCCCGTTGAGGCCCTTGGATGCTGCCGCGGTTTGCAGTTTTGCTTGGAATTCGCCGAACGTCGGCGGCGGAACTGCTTCAGAGCGTGGCGGAATGGACGCCGATGGAGCAGGAGCAGGAGCAGGAGCAGGAGAGGGTTCATCGATTTCCGGTTTCTGTTCCGAACGCCCGTTCAACGCCCGTTCACGCCTAGCCTTCCCTGATTTTGCCCCGGCGTGCCTTTTTTGCTCATGATAAGAAAAGAGTTTAGGAAGAATCTCGTCAACCTTTGGATGCGTGTATCTATGAGTGATCTCGTTGTGAACGAAGAGTGATAAGACAGTGCTCAGGGAGTGACCAAGGCGTGTTCGGGCACTCTTCAAGGCGTGATCGGACTGTGATCGGCTCATGTCTAAGGTGAGATCTGCCTCTGTTCCCATGTTGACCCCAGCGATACTGAACAGTATTTGGCGGTCGTCAGGCAGGCTCCCTTCTAGGAAGCAATAGTCCAAAAGCTCGCGGTATAGGCCGCGCTGTAAAGGTGTCAAGCGGCGGCGGGTTTCCGACTCGCGCCAGTCCGCGATGTACCACGGGTACGATTGGATCACGCCCTCCTCCAGGATTCGTGCCGCTGGAGGATTTCGGCGTTTGACATCAACCGATTACCTTTTATGCCATTACACCAGTAACAGAGCGGCTGAAGATTATCTCGCTGAGACGTCCCCCCGCGCGATACGGGAATTATATGGTCGATGTGAATGTCTCCGGTAGAGCCACAGGCAGCGCATGGCATTGACCATATTTCCTGCATGACCTTCCAGTGAATAGGGGGCCGATGTGCGCGTATGCGAAGTGCCAAGTTTGTCCTCTGAACTTTCCGCAAGGCGGGCCCGATCGGTTGGCAGCGGTCAGAGGTCGCCCCAACCGAGCCGTACCCAAAACGCGGGGATCAGCCGCGTGAATCTTGCACAAGAATTCTAGCCCACTTCCCGCGCGGGATCAAGCGAAATCAGGGGCGAAAGCTGCGGGCGATATAGCTCGCCAGCGGAAAGGGAATCTTGGCTATTTGAGCGCTCGCCGCCTTGCGGGAATCGGACTTGCTGGAGTGCTTGGCTATACCCTGGTCGAACCACTCTGGCCCGCTGCCTCCCTGTTTGATCCCCGCCGACTCCAGGAACTCCGGACGATTGTGCTTCGCGAGCCAATCATCGCCGCGGGGACCGCCGCACTTCACCCCAGTAGCTTTTGGGATCCCCCGCCGCGCGGCCCGCACGGCGTCTCCAAATCGCAGCGGGCCAGCTACCACCTTGCCGCCCACCGTGCCCACATCTCCCCAAAAATAGAACGATCCGAAATGCGCGTTTGCCGGTCCTACCCAGGGCTGCGCCCCTTTCACGTTTTCGACTACCATGGGAATCCGGTGGTCAGCTGCTTCTGACGCTTCCCGCTGAATTCGGAAGCAGGAATTGAAAAGCGCGCGCAATCCCTCCAGACGGTCTCCGAATGGGGAATCCCGCTCCCACTGCTGCCAGCGGACCTCTCGTTTCGCGCGGCTCCAGGGCATCGCCATGTAGCTGTAGCGCTGACACGGCGGACTGGCGACGATACAATCCACGTCGCGGAACTGCCGACCGTGGAGCGTGAGCACATCCTGGAGCACGAGCTGCGCGGGGTAGCGTTGGGCTCCGTACTCGTGCCGCTCGATGTCGAATCCCACCACGTCCCAGCCTTCCGCGAGAAAGCCTTCGGCCCATCCGCCGAGGCCA